GCTTACAATCGTTAGCTATCGCCTTCCATGCCTCGATGCGGTCGTATCCGTTAGGTGTGACTTCTGCTAGTTGGGCTAATGCAGACTTTAAGTAGCCATTACGCCCGCGCAGACTAGCAATGGTGCCGTTCTTGGCCTTACAGTCGTTCATCAGCTTGTTGTTCTCAGCTTCTAGGCTAGCTATGCGCCGCTTTGCGCTTTCTAGGCGGTCTAGTAGGTTTTGTTCTTTCATATCAAGCCTCCTGTGTTGGTGGTAGTGGTAGCGGCTGCCAGTGGGTGACTTCACTACTTTTAAATGAGCGCTCAACACAAGCAATATTTCCGTTGTAGTCTTTTTCTGCCTCAACATTTACAGTGCAAGCCTCCCACTCACCGCAACCCCAGTAACCAACGACATACGGCTGACCACCGTCGTTGTCTATCATTAATAAGACCCTCTCGCCTTGCTTTGGCTTGAATTCATCCACACTAACCCATGAGCTCTGGTCTTTGGTGTATTGGTCGATAATGTCGACAACCTCGCCCATGCTTACTCTAGCATCATCGTAAAAACAACCTGTGTTATCTACCAACCATTCTATAATCTGCTGCTTACTCATTGCCTTGCTCCAGTATATTTTTTGCGTGTCGTCTTATTAAATCTCCGTAGGTGTCGCCACTTTTAGCAAGCGATGGCGGTTCAAGTATCGACAAGACAGCATCCGCCCGCACCTTTGGCAGACTGGCCTCCAAATTCTCCAAGCTAATGCGGTAGGCGGTGGCTTGTTGTTTGGTTTCTTGTAGTTCTGCTTTTAATTGCTCAATCTCCGCGTGCATGGCCTGCCACTTTCTCATTGTTATCATACTATCTCTCCTCAAAACGCATAATTAAACCCAATATTGTACACGGACGGCATAACAATCATTTTTACGCCTATTGTTGAGCCTAGTTTATATTCATAATAAACGCCAGGGACGATAATTAAGCCAAGCCCGACTGTTGTTAGATAGCCTTTGTACCCATAAACAAAACTCACACCTGCCCCTAGCTCGCTTTGTCCGTCCTTCCAGTAGCGCCCAGCGCCAGCCTGATACGATCGCACACTGTACGAGTTTTTAAACGTAGCAGCTCCGTAGAATCGGCCTGAGTCATTGTATTGATACTGAATGACGCGATTGTCTTCGTTGTAGTCTTCGCTGCCTGAGTAGTGCTGCGTGTATAAGCCTGCATACACTGATTGACTGGCCTCTACGTCTTCTGCCACCAGCGCATAGGCTAGGATTAGTAGTAACGTGCCCATTGTGATTTTAATGGTTTTCATGGTTGCTCCTTAGTTACAGGGGCGCTAGCGCCCTGTATTGTGTTGTTATGCACCTTTCGCTGCCGCTATGATGTTTTCGCGCTCCATTTTGCTTTTAAACCCTTCCTGTCGCTCAAGATCATCATGTGCAAAAATATCACAATAATTTTTATCCGTCAGCCTATAACTGTAAATCTGTATTAACTTCGGGTATTGTGCTTTTACCCGCTCAAGGCTTCCATCTGCACCAACTGCAGAAGTTTCTTGCCCGTAATCATTAATGATTTTATTCATTGATAAAACTCCTTTGCATAAAAACAAGATATTGTCGGATTGTTCGCCTGCAGCTCTCAACTACAAATTTAAGGGGTTATGTTGCATTAATGCGCTCTTGTGTAATCTTAAAGTATTCTTCATCTAGCTCTATACCTATGAAATTACGGTTTAGATTTTTAGCTGCCACACCAGTTGTTCCGCTACCCATGGTAAAATCTAATACCGTTTCACCTTCATTGGTGTAGGTCTTGATTAGGTATTCCATTAGAGCTACTGGTTTTTGTGTGGGGTGCAAGCCTCTTTCGCGGTTGAATCTCTGTATGCTTCTCGGGCATCGTAATTCACTTACTTTTAACTTCTTTCCGCCATCTTGAGTTCCGTACACACTGCCATTTCTACCACTATCAACAGTTGTCGTTTCTTTTCCTTTGCGGCTTCCTATTCTCTCTTGCTTAATTTGGTTGTATGTTGTTTTCCCCTTGCCAAAAACTAGTATACTTTCGTGCTCCTTCATTGGCTGGTATTTTACTGTAGCAAAATTACTACCGCCATCTTTCTCCCATATCCATTCATACTTGAACATTTTTAAATTACTAGTCACCAGTACACTCGTAAAAGGCTGACTAGCCGTCATCACAATCGCACCATTTGGCTTAATGATACGTTTCAACTGCTCCCACATTGGCTCTAGCGGAATAATTGAATCCCACTTGCAGGCTGTTGTTCCGTAAGGCGGGTCAGTTAGTATCATATCAACCGAGCCGCTTTCTATCTTCTTCATTTCTTCTAAGCATTCGCCGTTTATTAATCTCATAATTTTTACCGTTTAGCTCCTTAGTTAAAAAAACCGCCTCAGATGCTCACGCATGTGATTGGCGGGGTGCTGCTTTATCACCTCCTGCTAGTTGATGATTCGTTCAATCTACACGCTCAACGAACGCCATGCAAGCGGTCTTGATCTGTGCTCGTGCGTCGTACTTTTCCGATACTTGCGGCAGGCCGGTATCTATCTGCGGCACTTCAACGTGAAGCACCAGCACATAGGTAACAAGCCATAACAGGCCAATTAGGTAAACTGTTCCGCTATCCATTCTTCAAGCTCCTTCTTGTGGTCGTCACACACTGATTGGAAGCAATGACCAACAAGGACACGGTTGTCAGCCACATTATTGCATTCCTCGCTATAGCAGCACTGCTCTTGCTGTTCCATCACTGCACCTCCGTCATATACCAGTCGTGCAGACCATCCGCCGTGTCGATTTCTGCTGGCACCTCGTACACGTCAAGAAAACCATCAGCACGCTCGATAGTCAGCTCAAACCACATAAAGCTATTCTCAATATCGCGCACCTCGTGCATAGCTGTTTTGTATGCGTTCATTTTGCGGGTCATGCCCTGGAAGTCCTCACTTGCAGGTGGCAATAAACCGCCCGTGTCGTGAAGCTGGACATGTTCCGCTAGGTTGCGGCGTAGTAGTAGGATCATTTTGTTGGCTCCTTTAGGCGGAATAGGCCGATTTTGCTTGTTTGGATGGGGTCATAGCGAAGTATCTCTTATAGCAACCGGTACACAATAGAGGCATTTATAAATATCGCCTAAAGTGCAGTCAATGAACTTATATTTACCGGTTTTTAAGCAATAAACATAATGAGTCTGCCCTTCTGTAGCTATGATTCCGATCATTTCTCCATCCCCTTTAACCATTCCTTAAATGAGTTTTCGCATGAATTGCAAAGCTCATAATAATCATTATACCCATTTACTACTTCTCCATTATAATCCTTATATGTGCCCTCTATTGATATGGTGAAGTCTGTATGATTCTTTTGAGTCATACTTTTTGCGCAAATATCACAGAAGTATTCAATCTGCTCTGGTATTACTTTTTGGCCCATCTCAACTACTCCAATAATTGCTTAACTGAAAAATGCCGCTTCCCTTACTGGCAAACCTAACCCCAAAACAACAGCATCTTAATTCAAAGCAAACGCCATTCAGTTTTGGTGAAAAAATAGTAATCCCAATAGAAAAACTTCTAGTAATAAATAAATTTATCTTTTTGCATTTCATAAAAACATCAGCTCGTATTTGGTTACTTTAGCATACCAATGGCGCAAGACTTCTTCCTTTGCCCCCATTGCCCTTAAATCCCTTATCTTTGCTTTACATATTTCTATATTTTCCATTACAGCGCTATTTGAATCTCGCTTTAGTTTGTTTCTGACATTCCTACGCTTAACCCATGTGCCTTTAGTGTTTGCCACGATTGAATCGATATCTTCCATTGAATGAATCATAGTAGCGCCCTAAAGCACTACTAATGTTTCAGACTCTTCTACAACCAAGGCCTGATTATAGAACTCTAACAACTGAGGGTAGATAGCCTTGAAGCTGCGGCCTTTTAACTCTAGGCCAGCAATCTCAGCAGCCTGCTTAATGCTTGAAAGAGAAGCTTTCAAACGGTAAAGGTCAAGCATATTGATAGCGCGCTTAAGTACGTCTGTTTTTGCTTCTGTGAATTTAACTGTTTTCATTTTGTTTTGCTCCGTTCCGTTTGGGTATGTGTTAAATATACGTTATTTTAGAGTTTAATCAATTCAACTTTTAGATGTGTTCGCGGGGATATGTATAGAAAAAGCCGATATGTGCACATGAGAATGTGACGTGTATAAAAAAGCCCCGAACATATACATGAGCGGGGCGGAATAAATGGAGCCTCTGGCCGGACTTGAACCGGATCAATACTGACTTGGAAGGACAGTGTGTTACCTTTACACCACAGAGGCGGTGGCCCAACTAGGCAAGGAGTAACCTAGTCGGGCAGTGTAGGCGGAGCGACCTACAGGGTTATAGTATCATTACTCCTAAACCATCTGCAAGTTAATAGTGTGACGCTCCACTTCGCCATATTCCTTGTGGTAGATAATTGCCTTGCTATCCTGACCAGCTCGATAACCGCCCCATGCTGCATAGGCATCTTTCGCGGCAAGTGTGCGGAAGCTCTCCACCTTGCAGCCTGCATACTCCTTCATGCTGTCGTGGTGAATGTGCCCGGTTAGCCAGTATCGGTGGATACAATCGCCCCACATCTGTGGTCGGTCGGTTGCCATAACACCAGGCAACGCTGGCATTTTGGTACTGTGTCCGTGATGAACGCCAAAGCAAGTCTTACCAAATTGTACATAGTGGTAAGGAGTTGGGCTTTCGTCTACTGTGACGCGCTTCTCTTTTTCGTAGATGTTGGCCAGTGCCACATTTAGAAACATAGAGCTAGTGTCATCATGATTGCCGGTTGCGTTAATGATTCGCACTTTCTTGTGATGGTCTAGTGCGCTCTCAATCATACGGCGCATAATGCGGATGCCAATTTTTACCATCTTGGCATAGCGGCTATCAACGTCTAAGCTATGACCGCTGCGAGTAGTCACGCCTTCCATGTTGTCGTAATGGAAGTAATCACCGAGATTCACAATGCAGCACTCATCACATCGTGGCGCGGTCTTTACCAGCCGATCAAACACAGCCGTGAACTTATCCTCGGCGATCATCAAATCCCAGTCCTGCCCTGTCTCATCTGCCCAACTAAGCATACCAATATGCGGATCACCAAGCGGGTACACTGCCATTGTGTCCTTTGAGTAACCCTTATCTGCCTTGCGCGGTTTAATTGGCTTGATGTCTTGGCATAAGGCCTCAACCGCCTCTCGCATTAGCTGCTCTTTGATGTCCCAGTCTTGCGCGGTCTTAACCCACTGCATACGTGGCTGACCATCTTCGCCGTATAGCGTTGATGTGCCTTTTACCTGGTAGCCAACTGGCACTTGGTGTGTCATGTCATGCGCTGGTGATTCGCCACGTTTTGCGCACTTAGCTTTAAGCGATATCAGGCTTTTTGTCAGTGTTGTTTGATGCACTCCAAGCGAATCTGCAGCAGCTTGGTGTGTGCCATGTTCTTCTAACGCTTGCAGGAATTCTATTTGGCGGTCGGTTGCCAGTTCTTTTTGCAGTGGTGTCATAGTGCTGCTCCTTTTGGGTTCTTTGCGTGATCTGATAGGTTGCTGCTTTCGCAGTGTGGGCATTTCATTTTTCAAGCTCCCTTAGCGCCATTACAATAAGAGTCATTGCGCTCAAGAATGCAACTGCGCCCATTAAAAAAATAACGACATCGTGGCTCATATCAACACTCTCCCTGCCAATCTTTAAGACACTTACCGTGAACTATACTAACACGGCCTATCTTTCCGTTTCTAACTATCCCATATCCTTGCCAGAACCATATGCGGTCTTTGCAGTGAGCACACTTCATTAAAATACTCCTTTTGCTATTTGAAATAAGAATACAATCAATGGAAATGAAAAACTCAATACAAAAGCAATGACTATTGCGCTCGACACGTATTCATTAAAATCATCATATTCATATTTTGAAATAAAAAACAAAAGTATCATGGCTAAAATTGAACTGAGTAGTGCGACCTGATTTAATTCCATATCAACACCCCATCATCTTAAAAATAGCATTAACGGTAACATCATGCGCATGCTCACGTAGTTCGTCTTTTTGCTGTTTTGGAAGTGCCAGGTAGCGGTTCCACTCAGAATCACTAAGCAACTCGGCAATGTCATAACACATATCGTACATTGAGAACGGGCCGGACTTGTCGCTTCTGTCCCGTGATAGGCTGTGGTCGTTGCTTGGCTTCGGTTTATTCATTGTGTGCGCTCCTTTTGTATGAACCCTAAATATAGCCTACTTGTCGGATTGTGCAAGTTTTTCTAGGCGCTCGATTTCTGCCTGCGCGTAGAACTTAATCTTTTTGGCATCGCGCAGCATATCGGAATGACTAACCAATCCATAGCGGTAGCATGCGCGGAATATTTCACCAATCTGCGCATTCATATTGCGATGGCTGATAAGGTGTTGCAATTCTGTAGCGACTTCTGGTAGCTCGTAATAGCTGGCGGTTGATCCGTCGCTGCGTTCTTTATCCCTGGTCTCGGGTTCGGGGACGTTTACTATCATACTAAAATCAAGAGCTGGGTTTTTATTTAAGCAAGCGCCTATATTATCCCCAGGGGCGGATTCAGGAACGTAACTGGGCTTTTCCGCACCAGTATGTACTGGAACACCACTTACTTCGCTAATATGCATAGTGCAGCAACCATGGTCGTCAGTGTAATAATCATTATCGCGACAAAGCCACTCACCTTCATGGTAAATCCATTCTTTTAACTCTGACCTCTCATGGCCTTGTTCGTAGGGGTTTTCTCCACAGTTGATACGACGCCAGAACTCATTTCCTTGTGGAGAACATTCCCATACGAATGCGTCGTCTATATCCTCTGCACCTATATTTACCTTGCACTTATGCCAATTCATAACCCGCTGCAACTCATGATCAGCATAAGCCTCGCCTATTACAGCAGCTACTTGCGGGCGACACTTTAGGTCTGTGGGTTTCATTTGTTTAGCTCCTTTAGTAGTGCGTCAGCGTAACTGGTAGCCAGTAGTGCTATCTCGGCTGAATTTGGCATGCCATTTACCCCTGCGGAAATAAATCCCTGCATTGCCATGGCTGTAAGCTTCTGTTTGTTGCCCTTGCGGATAATGTCGTCTAACTCTGGATCGCCTGTTTCCGGTACGCCCATTTGCAGGCAGAATTGCTCGCGCTTGGTTAATCCTGCTCCTGCGGTCGGGCAATTTCCAATCCCCTCGCACCACGTAGTGTAATCTTGTGGCATCGCTGGCATATCTGCGTTATTCATTTACTCTCTCCTTTGGCTTTGGCGATGGCTGCGCGGGCCTTATTGAGGTCTAAATACTTCATATCATCTGTTTCAAGGTAATACATTAGATTATCCAAAGCCTCCAGCATATCTGGCGCGGCTTCGATTAGGTTTGCGTGGTCTTCACTATGCAGCGATACCACGCTGTACTCCATGACACCAATCTCGTTGACTGGGCCAATATGGATTAAGTCGGAATCTTCACTAGATTGCTGCACCCACTTATTTTTACTTAGTTCTGACATCTTCTCCACTCCTTTATTAAACACCTAATCAGTGTATCACATGTTATACGGTTAGCAAGGCAACACAGCCAGCTATTACAGCCTTGAACAGCTCTGGCTTGTGCTTATGCCAGTTGCTTAGCGTTTGCAGACTTACACCTGTCATCTCGGTCACTTGCGACAGGCTTTTAAGCCCTGCCGCTTTTGCTTGCTGGGATGGGGTCATAATTTTACACACTGCATTATTTCTGGCTCGCTCCCTGGTACGCACTTATAACAGCAATCAACTGGCGATCCGCCTCCGACTATCCATGTTAGAACCTTTCCTTCATGCCTTGGCTTTGGTTTTGCCGTGCATCTGTCTGATGGCTCGCTAACTTCTATATTCAAAGCATTAACACCACGTCTCTCATTCTCAACTTTTTGTCTGTAAGGGCATCTCATTTTGAGGCCCCCTTGTTTAAAACAACTCCACTTGAGTTAATCCTTCTAACAAAGTCAGAGGTTTGGCACTTAAAAGAAAAAGGCATGGCAACTAGATCACGCTCTTGCACACCTAGAACGCCAACTAAAAACCCATCTTTTACCGCTAATTCTATGGCTTCTTCCGCAGTGCTTGCGGAAACGTGAATGGCGTCAATAGTGTCAAACTTATTATATACATGAAACATTTGAATCTCCTTGATTCGATGCCTTGGGTCATTCCCTCAGCTCATGTAGTAATAATAGCAAACTATTTGATTGATGCAAGTATTATTTTAAATTACTTTATTATTCACACGTCAACAACGGCTTAATCTGCTCCAACTTCTCAACCTGCCACTGCTCCAGCGACCTGGCATAGCGCCCCTGCTGGTGGTTCTTCATTACATTGATGCTCACACCAATAGCGCGGGCCTGCTGTGTTGTTGAGAAGCCTAGGCGCACCAGGTCGTTTACTAGGTTGGTCATTTGGTTTCCTCGATAGCCTTTATTAAATAAGAAAAATCCCTATTTGTGTTTTTAGTGCGTAGCTTTTATTTTGTTTTTATTCGCTTATATAATGTTCGTAAGTTACAGTGTGACCGCACTCGGGACATACAGCATCCCCGTTTTCAGCCCAATGTAGCGACTTACTTAATAGCTCGCTCTCATCTTCATTAGTTGCTATCTCTTGATGTCCGCAATTGATGCAATCAATGCCTGCTTTTCCGTCCTGTATCACTGTGCAACCTCCTCTCGTTCATCCTTCATACATTCACCAAATCTATATGTGTAAGTTATGCCATTCATGCTGTGAATGGCGCGTGGTAGTCTATGATGCCTGCGAACAATGCACAAACAGCTTTTCAGTTGCCTTTTTGTGCTTACCATTCTTGGCAACACTGACATTAAGCTCCTGATGCCAAACGCAAACAAAATCATCTGGTGCATTATATTCACTTATAAACACCTTATGGCCTTCTTTTGCCTTGTCGCGGCACCATTGCCAGAAGTCGTTATGATTGAAATCATCCACTGCTTTATATTTTGCTGTGCCTGCGTACGGTGGATCGCAGTAGATAATGCTTTTAGGTGGGATTTCCAATTCAGAATAGGACTTACTCTCAAATTTAACACCGTAAATCTTTGGCGCTTGTTTCTCAACATGCCTAAACGCCTCGTCACTGTAATTCCTAATTCCTTGTTTATCCTTTCTATAGCCTGAAAACCACATAGCTCCAAACGTCAATTGCGTGCCAATATATCCAAGAGTAGGCAGATCAACTATTGAGTTGTCAGCTTTTACCTCATTAAAAAATGATTCGCTAACCTCTTTCATAGGTAACCACTTTTTAGACATGGCATCCAAGCAAGCGATAAGCGGCTTATTTAGGTCACAGCCAATCCTATTGCCATCAACCTTGTCAATCATATTTGCCCCGCCAACGAACGGCTCAACGTAACATTGACCTTCTTTTCTGTCTTTTAGGATTATTGGCAACAGGTGTTTGGCAATCCTGTTTTTGCTTCCCATGTACTTCATCCCTTACTCTCCTCTCGTTTATGGTGTGTTATCAGTCAAACACCAACACAGTGTATGCTATGAAATGCGGGTGTGCAAGCTAAATACCTAATTCCTTTGCCAGTTCATTTGCTTTTTTGCGATAGGTGTTTTTGATTTGCTTTAGCTCTTCTATTGTGTATTTTTTTGGGTCGTGTGGGCCTTCTATCCAGTCTAGCTCGCTCTTTCCTATCTTGATTATTAGCTTCTCCTTGTATATCGTCGATACACTCTCGGCGCGCTTTGCTGAGTATTTCTGTGACGCATTGCAGCTTTTGCATTGCTTGTGAACATTATTCTCTTCAAATCTTAACTCTGGGAAAGCGCCTCTAGTTTTGTAGTGTCCAGCATCCCAACACCCTCCTGGTTTCCATCCATCCTTTTTTTGTATCTCTTCAGTTGGCGTGTAGCAGCTTATGCAATCGTCACGATAATCCCGCAACCTTATGAATCTATTAAATTCTTTTTGTGCCTCAGCCTTCCATTTACTTGGAGTCTTAATAGCTTCCTTTGCAGCCTTGTGCTGCGCTTTTTCCTTCTTCTCTTTGTTTAGCTTTGCCTTTTCTATGCCATGCTTGGCCATGTGATCAATTGAGCAGAACCCAGCTTTTTGCACTGGCTCTTTGCAATCTTTTGTTTTTGGTATTTCCGCTTTACAGTATCGGCACTTCCGCATAATTACTCCTTACTTGGCCATGGCGGAAGCTGTACGCCTCGATCGCCAAAGTGCCTAACTAAAACATCGTAAACCTGCGTATATTCAACCCTGTCAGCATTTGCCGTGCTGTCTTTTCCCGTTAAGCTTTCATAAACTGGTTTGAATAGCTTCTCTTTTGCATTAATTCCACCCTTGTCCCACGGTATTTCCATATGGTGCGATAGGGTTTTTTTCATATCCCAGCCAGCTTCGTTAAGCGTTTTAGATACTTCTGAAAGCCACTTGTGCAAAGCTGCGTTTTGCTGACCTGTGCGAGCCTTGCCTTTTACGACAATATCAACCTCGATGTATTTGTTAAGCTCATAAGCCTGTCTTACCAAGCTTATGACTTCCTCAAGGCTTTTGTCACTATTTGCAATACTCTTGCTCATTATTTTAAGTTAGCCTTTAAATTAAAATAGGCGCTAATTAAAGCGCCGTGTACTGGTTAGAATGGCGGGTTGTTAGGATTAGGCATTTGATTAGCACCGCTCTGAGCCTGCGCATATCCGTTGTTTTGCGGCTGGCCATACGCTGGTGCTTGTTGTGGTGCGTATTGTGGCTGCTGTGGTGCGTATTGTGGCTGCTGTGGTGCTTGCTGTGGTTGTGCGTATTGTTGCTGGCCGTCTGGCTTGCCGCCGATTAGGTCAATGTTTTGCACAGTTACCGCCAAAGCCGCGCCTTTACCGTTCGCGCCCTCCCACTCTTGCAACTCAAGCTCACCAGATACAGCAACTTGAGTACCCTTGCGTAAATATTGCGGCAATTGACCTTCTGCCTTTTTTCCAAACATTACACAGCGCACCCAGTTTGTTTTTTCTTTTTCGCCATATCCAGACTTAACGGCGACTGAAAACTCGCACAAAGCAGTTCCGCTCTGCAGGTGTTTAACCTCTGCGTCTTTGCCTAAATTCCCTGTAAATGAGAATAAGTTCATAGTTTTACTCCTAGCTTTTTAAGTGTATCTTTGGTTTCTTCGATAAATAAATCGCAAGCCTGTGAAAGCTCGGAAATATACTTTTCATCACGCTCAACACGAACCTCGAAATAATCCGCATCAGTTGTAATTCTTGGGTCATAGCTCACAAAGTCACACCACTCTCGCCCCGATACCCATAGCTGGCCTTGCACTTGTGCTTTGTACTCGCTAGGGAATTGCCCTTTAATATATCGCTTGATCTGCGTGGTAGTGTTTGGGCATTTAATTTCAATTAGGCCATTATCACCAACCAGTCCGTCAGGACTAACACCAACCCAGTCATTCAATTGAATAAATGCGCAATGACTGACATCGACATCATGCTTAAGTTCGTAAGCTGCACAGGCTCTAGGCTCGCACTCATTCCCCCAATCCATAGCTGAATTTGAAAATGAGTCTTGCCTCTCTCCTGTCAAAATTTCAGCGACAACCTGCATCATATAAGATTCACGGGTCTTGCTTGGAGATTCGCCACGGCCCTTTGTCATTATATCTTTAAACCGGCTTGCTGTTAGCTTCCCAAGCCTTAGTTCTAACCACTCACTAGTACCCTGCTCAATGTCATAAATAATATTCATACGCCAAGATCCTTCTTGAAGGATTCAAGCTTAGACTGTTTAAGCTGGTGAACTGCACCAAGGTTGTACTTTGTTAAAAGCTTTTGACCTTTGCTAGACCAAGCAATATTCCCAGTGGTGTCTGTCTCTGTCATATGGCGCTGCAAAAAGTCAGCCGTTGCTTGGTCGATCATTGATGTATCACGCATTTCAGCGCGGCTTTCCTCGTTATCACCGGTTTCAATACCAAATACTTTCAGCATACTGACCTTCGTTGCATAGGTTACAGCCTTGCCAGGTGCTTTATCGCCACTATCTTGAGCGTGCGACTCAATACGACTCACGAGTCGGTCTTCTGGATTGTCAATATTGATGTAGCTAATGAGGTGATCACACTCGTAAATGTAATTGCCTTTTTTTGTTTCACGGCCTCGCGAATCATCAACCTTGTCGACTGAGACAACAATACCATGCTTGGTTAGAAGTGGCGCAAGTACTGCAATAACCTCATCGTAATTAACGCCAGTGCCTTGGCCTGCACTGCCTTTTTTAATATAGATGCTTTGGTCTTGCATGATAGCGTTGATACGCTGATAAATGTTTTTTTGCTCTGACATTTTTCTCTCCTTTTGAGATTTTATAGTACACTAAATCAGTGCTCTTTCAAGCCCTTTAGTAGCTTTCTTTTATGTCTTTAATCGCCTTTAAATATTCACTTCTGGCGCGCTCTTCTGTGGCAAAGCTGCCGATTGTTTTAACCTTGTAGTTGTGCCTAACCTGCACTGTATGAACCTTTGTCCCGTCTTTCAGAGTTCGGGTAAAGTAACCCTTGCCAGTCCCTAAAAGCGTATGAGGTCGCTTTTCTTCTGGTTTTCCTAATGATTTTGCTCGCTCTCTTTCTGTTATATTAATACTGATACCCTCCTTTAAGGTCTACAAATCTTGCGAACTGCAGCTCACTTGATACGCGCACAGTGCCAGTCTCGCCCTGTCTGTTTTTTCTGACTATTAGCTCAGCTGTTCCTTTATCTTGCGTATTTTCATTGTAAACCTCATCCCTGTAAATAAAGATAATAACGTCAGCATCCTGTTCAATCTCGCCAGATTCACGAAGGTCGGCCATATTAGGTCTTTTGTCTGGTCGCTGCTCTAGGCTTCGGTTTAGCTGACTAAGCAATAATATTGGTCGCTTAATGCTTTTGGCCAATAATTTAAGCTCTCGCGTGATCTCGCCAATGCCTTGTACGCGGTTTTCACCCTTAACGCGAATCAATTGCAAGTAGTCAATCACATAAAAACTATTATCATACTTTGCCGCATGGGTTCGGATTGAGTTTTTAATGTAATCAATTGAGTATCCGGCCCCGTCATCAATAATAAGGTTCCGGTCCTTTATCATATTGAATCCAGCGGTTATCTTTGGCCAGTCTTCTTCTTGCATGTTCTTTTGAGCTCCGGTATTCAACGAAGCGCAAGCACATATCTGCCTGTATGTTACTTCATCGCTAGGCATCTCCATTGTGAAAAACATTGTCGGTATGTCTTTAAAAATAGCCTGGTTGACAAAGTTTAATGCAAGAGCGGTTTTCCCCATCGAAGGTCTGGCGCCAAGCACATATAAGCCACCAGCAGCAAACCCATCAATTTGAGCATCTAAGTCAGCCAGCCCTGTCTTGATATACTCATCGCCCTCATTGTTAAAAATACGCTCAGTCCTTGCTATAACCTCGTTCAATACGTCATTAACATGCTTCTGAGTCCGCTTTTCTTCTTGGTTCACTGAAATAAGCTGCTTCATAGCCTCATCAACAGCCTCAGCGCCGCTCTCAGACGTTTCCGCTATGCTTGAGAGTGATTGTACCAGTCTTCTCTTTGCGTGGTCTCTAAGGCGCTCTGAGTAGTGCTCGACATTTGCAGCGCTTGGCGTTTCCGACTCCATCAAAAGAAGGTCATCAAGTGATAGGCTGCACATGTATTTCGGATTCTGTAGTGCGTCAAAGACTGTCAGCGAATCGCAAGCCTCGCCTTTTTCCGATAGGTCGCACATGCAGCGAAACACAGAGCTAAGGTTTTTGTTTTGAAAGTCTCCTGGACCTATCTTGGTTTTAACCAGCTCGATGCAAAGATTATCAAGTAGCATTGAGCCGATCACTGATTTTTCTAGATTCATGTTCTGAGTGCTCCTAGTATCTCTTGCGCCTTGGCCTTTTGCTCTGGCGTTTTCTCAACTGCAAGCTGTTCACGTTTTTCAGTTGTTCGCTTTGATTGTCCTGCAGGTGCTTGCTTGCCAATAATGTAATCAGCTTTGAATGTTTTCCAGTGTGGGAATTCTGCCCATGTATTCAAAACCTGCTCCATCGTGTAGCCAGCATTGTTAAGTATTTCCAGCTCCTTACAAAGTAGCTTCTGTGCTCTAGGTGTCAACTTTTGTTTTGTAGCCTTTCGCTTCAATTCCTTGATTTCTGATATTTCTGTTTTTGTCATGAATTCAGGCCAAGAAAGCGAAGCGCTATTATTCTTTTCTTCTTCTTTTCTATTCTCCTTCTTATCTATTCTAGGCTGACTTTTGCTGACAGTGTCATGACGTTCCCTGACATTATCTAAAAACTCCCTCATCTTTGGACTGTTAGTCATTGATTTATCTAGCCTTTTTGCCAGCTTCAAGCAAGTAACAATACCATCGCTAGACTCAAATAACCCCAAGTCGATAAACTTTGTCATCATCTCTTGGACTTTTTGAACTGAGCTGCCAGTGTTGCGCGCTATTACCCGGCTGTCATGCTCAAGCTCAAAAGTTATATTGCTTGCGTCTACTTTGTTTGTGATCAATTCTAGGCAATACCAATAAAGCCCATAGCCTTCTAGGCCGTAGTCCAACAGTACTTCTTGGAGCCTCGCATCCATATTTGCGTCTGAATCATGCTTAAACCATTTCACTTTTTACTCTCCTTTTTTAGCGCGGTCATTATTAATTCAGCTACAATCCCTTGCTTACTTGGCACAAGGTGTGGCTGTTTATTTCGTCTTATTTCGACAAGCTTATTAAGTGCTTCGTCAGTTGTTGTAAGTAGGCGTACTTGTGATGACATTTTATTCTCCTGTGGTTGAAATTTCATATTATCACAAATAATCAATCTGTAAACATTTTTCATTACAAAATAATACTTGAACATATTGGTGGGTGTGCTATCTTTAGACCGAAATAAAAAACAAAGGCTAAGACAATGGCGCTTATAACACTTCGAGAATACGCAAAAATGCACGGTATTAGCATGATGAATATCGCTGAGCGGGCAAAGTTTACACCCATGCGATGTGATCCGGTTAGGCAGAGCGGCTTAGAGCTGTATGAATATACAGATGTTGTTAGCTGGCATAAGCGGGTTGTCGATAAAAGAAAGTTTTTAAATTAACACTTGCAAAACACCAAACCAGCGCCTATCTTAATAGGCAGGTAAACAAAAGGAGCGGGAAAATGAGAGAGATTAAATTTAGAGCGTATATTGATAAAGATGTAATAGGGGAGGAAAAAGGATTGATGCACTACCCTAATGACCCGAGTGACTTCGAGCTTGTCTGCAACGGTGATGGTGGGTTCTCTATGGTTATAGACCACGAATATTGGGTTGAATCTGATAAATTCATTATCATGCAATACACCGGACTCAAGGACAAAAACGGCCAAGGCGCAGAGATGTATCAAGGTGATATTGTTTACGGCGCCGGCCATGGCAATGGAGTTGTAGATAAAAACTATTGGGGGGAATGGGGCTTAAAGTATAAAGGTGAATTCATGCCGATTCACGACCTAGTTATGGAGGGTGATCTAGGTGAAATCAAAGGCAACATCCACGAAAACCCAGAATTATTGGAGCAACAAAAATGATCTTATTCGACATAGAAAAAAACAAGCCGACCAACCTAAAAGAAGCCAACCAAGCCCTAGGCAAAGATTACATCGCATACGGCTGCACAAGCAACGGCCGCGCAATTGCAATGACCACGGATTTATGGGAAGTGCTGCCAGAAAATTATATTGTGCTGATTAATCCGGAGGTTGAATAATGGATAAGCTAGTGCGCCTCCGCGACTTTGCAGCAGAGATTGACATTAATGCCCACACACTGCGAACTCGTATGCTGCGGGACTTTTTAAGCCCAAAGCCTAAGCGCTATGTTGGATCAATCCGCTTTTATTCTCACAAGGAACTGCACAAGTGGCACGCAGTACATGAAGATATGAAAGACGTGATATTCAAACACAAAACAGAATTTAATGGAGTGCAGTTATGAAACCAACAACCCTAAAAATGCACCTGAGCGACTTCTCACAAACGCTACAGGCAG